AACAGGAAAAAAGATAAAAACGAAATAAAAAGAAAGAACAAACGCCATGCCTTCCGATAAATATAAAACACCAAAAACCAGCAATGATCGTGACTATGTACTGTTTTCAGACGCGGTCGAGGCGTGGTTTTGGTTTATTCAGGCGCAAGAGGCCAAAAACGAAGGGGCGCGCTTTACAGCAGGGCAATCGTTAAACCCGCGCCCATGTGAGCCGACGGATATTTTAAAGATCCTTGATACGCTCTATCGTAATCGTCGCCTTATGCGCGAGCATTTGTTGGTCTTGCGTCATTATGGCCGCCGCCAACTCGCCCCCGATGCGCGGCGTGTGAAGGAGATGCGGGCGCATTCCCTTTGGGCCGAAGCGATGGATCGGATAGAGCCTATTTTAATTCGAAAAGGCATCGTAAAAGAACAAGCATTTTTAAAACTGCCCGAAAAAATAGAACAAAAAAAACTGACTTGTCCTCATCCGAATAAATATTGGGTGCACGGCGCCGTTGTCCATCAGGGGCGTTTGTCATGTTAAAAACAGGTGAATTAAACACAGATGAGCGCCCTAACGTCGCGCAAGACGCATGGGTGGTTTTTAGCGGTGAGACGGATATACCGTGGCTTAAGATATTAAAACCCGGTTTTCGTCATTGCTTTGTTTTGATTAATGACGGGGTACGCTGGATGAGTATTGATCCGCTGTCATCTTATACAGAGGTGCTAATTTATCATCACATTACGCCGTGCTTTGACTTGCCGCATTGGTTGCAAGGGCGCGGTTATAAAGTGATGAAAACTAACATTACCCGCGATCATAAAAAGGCCGCGCCCGTTATGATTTTTTCATGCGTGGAGGCGATTAAACGCCTTTTAGGTATCCACAAGCATTTTGTTTTTACGCCTCATCAGCTTTATCAGTTTTTAAAATCAAACACAAAAACACACAACACTATACCACAACAAAATAAGGAGATTTCCTATGGGTAGTTTAACCAAACGGCCAAAAGTACCAACTGCGCCGCAGCCTGTCGTGATAGCGCCAAGTGTCCAAGCGCCCGTTGATACGGGGCTAAGTGAAGATGACGAGCGCGCCCAAGTTCGCCAAGAAAGTTTGCTACGCCGCTCACGCGGACGCTTAGGCACTGTGTTCACTGGCTTTCAAGGGCTGCTCTCTGAGGTGAGTACAGCAGATACAACGGCGCGTAAAACGCTACTAGGAGAATAAAATGGAATTAGCAAACAATAAAAACGAAACCGCCGATCTAACGCGTTTTATTCGTGGTTTTGAAACGGCGAGAAATCATCGCATGAATTGGGAAAGTCATTGGCAAGAGTGTTATGATTTTGCCTTGCCACAACGCGGTACAATTACGCGTTCATTTATCCCAGGTGGCAAACGTATTAATAGCCTTTACGATGCCACGGCGATGGATAGCGTCGATCAGCTCGCCGCTAGCTTGCTTGGTCATTTAACGCCGCCATGGTCACAGTGGTTTGGATTTAAACCAGGACCAGATTTAAATGAAGCAGAGGCACAAGCGATTGCGCCACTGCTTGAAAAAGCGGCCAAAACAATTCAGGCGCATTTTGATCGCTCTAACTTTGCGGTTGAAATTCATCAATGCTTTTTAGATTTAGCAGTGGGCGGAACATCCACTCTTTATTTTGAAGAAACGGCGCCAGGGTCAGATTCTGCCTTTAAATTTTCTGCTGTCCCTTTAAGTGATATTGTTTTGGAAGAGGGCGAGCATGGTTTTTTGGATACATCCTATCGCCAGCTTTCGCTCAATTTATCTAAGCTTTTTGTGCGTTATCCTGATGCGGAATTACCGCTTTCAATTTTACGACAAGGGGATCAAAACCCTGATCATAAATTTGATGTGCTGGAGGGGGTTATACCAAATAAAGGGGTGTATGAATTTATCGCGGTTTTCGCTGATGATGCAAACCCTGTTTTATTAAAACGTGGTCGTTTTGATACCTCACCTGCTATCTCTTTTCGCTAGACAAAATCACCGGGGGAAGTGTATGGCAGATCGCCTGTGATGAAGGCTCTCCCTGATATTAAAACAGCGAACAAAGTCGTGGAGCTTATTTTGAAAAATGCATCAATTGCGGTCACAGGCATTTGGCAAGCGGATGACGATGGGGTTTTAAATCCCGCCAATATTGAGCTTGTTCCAGGCGCCATTATCCCCAAAGCTGTTGGCTCGCAAGGCCTGAAGCCGCTAGAGATGCCGGGGCGCTTTGATGTATCTGAATTAATCCTTAGTGATCTTCGCAGCCGCATTAAACATGCGCTCTTAACCGATAAGCTTGGGGCAGTAAATGGCACGCGTATGAGCGCAACAGAAGTATTGGAGCGCGCCAATGAAATGGCGATGTTACTTGGTGCAACCTATGGGCGTTTACAATCAGAACTTTTAACGCCGCTGGTCAAGCGTGCGTTTACAATCCTTAAACGCCGCGGCGAAATTCCCGATATGATGTTAGATGGGCGCACAATTGCGCTTGAATATCGCTCACCCCTTGCACGGGCGCAGGCGCAAAAGGGTATTCAAAACACACTCACATGGATTGAAACAGTTTTATCCATGGGCGGGCAAGCGGCAGAGAGCGTTGATAAAGCCCGCGCGGCGCAGTATATCGGCGAAGCCCTTGGCGTGCCGAGTGATTTGATTAAACGTCAAATGGATACACCTCGTATTTCTTTGCCAATTGCAAATTTAGAAGAGGGAGCAACCGCAAATGTTTAACCACTTATTTGATAAAACCCCTCACGCTTTTGGTGAGTCAGAAATAGTTTACACCAATCCCGCCTTGAATATAGAGCAAAAAGAGATGGAGCGAGTTTTCACGCGCCTATTTCATACCGAGGATGGAAAAAAAGCATTGGCGTATTTGCAAGTCATGACATTTCAACGCGCTCATGGCCCGATGGCAAGTGATGAGCAATTGCGCTACGCCGAAGGACAGCGCTCATTGGTTGCAACAATATTGCGGATGATTGACCGCGGCAAAGCTGGTTAAGGCTGTTTATCAAAAGTTTATGAATACTTCATTTCTTAAAAAGGAGAAAAAAAATGAATACAACTCAAACCTCAACACCAAACATGCAAAATGAAACATTGTTGGATAATGATATCCCTGCAAAATTCAAAGATCCGCAAACAGGTGCGGTAAAGATGGATGCACTTGCAAAATCGTATAAGGAATTAGAAGCCAAGTTATCAAGCCTACCAAAATTGCCAAAAACGCCGGATGAATATGACGTGAAATGCGATCATGGTCTGTTTACTTCAGATGACGAAATCAATAAACGCCTTTATGAAAAGGGTTTTACGAATGACCAAGTGCAAATGGTTTATGATTTGGCCGCCGAAGTGATGGTGCCGATGATTGTGAATATGGCGGGTGATTTTCAAGCAGACCGCGAAGTTGAAAAATTGATTGAGCATTTTGGCGGCGTTGATAAATGGCAAGAAATGGCGCGTCAGCTTTTGGCGTTTGGTCAGAAAAATCTGCCTGCTGATGTTCTTGATACACTCTCAAGCTCATATGATGAGGTGCTTGCGCTTTATCGTATGATGAATAATCAAGAGCCGATGATTGGTGTAAAATCAAGTGATAGTGCAGGCGGCGATCAAGGGCTTGATTTGCAAACCATGATGCGTGATCCAAAATATTGGCGTGAAAAAGATCCGTCTTTTGTTGCAAAAGTAACCGAAGGGTTTCAGCGTCTTTATACGGATAAATAATTTATACGTTTTAGAAAAGAAAAAAGCCCCATTATGTGTGGGGCTTTTTTTAATTTGTGTTTTTTAAACTAGGCCTGTGAGTTAGCGAATTCTTGTGTCACGTAATCATCCATGACTTTTTTAAACGCTTGTTCTACATCGCGCGTTAAGGGTGCGAATTGAACAGCGAATTTATCTTGGGCACGGCGAAGGATTTTACCTTTGTGCTTAATATCCATGATTTTTTCGGCAAGTTTGAACTTTAGTGTGATTTCTTTTTCTTGGTTTTCTTCTAATGAGAAGTGCTCAAGACCTGTCATTAGAGCGCCACCTTGGCTCCAGTTTTTAACAGGATAGATTTTACCATCGATAATACCAACACAGCTATCCATGGCGCGGCGCGGATGGCTTCGCATATTATGTCGGTCGTCGTTACTTGCGCTTATACGCATTGAGTCTAAAATTGTTGAAAGCATGGTGTTCCCCGTAGTCATTAATGTAAATTTTGCATATCTGGTATGCGTTTTAATAAAAATAACAATACAACATCATAATATGAAAATAAAGAAAAAAAGTAATAATATTACTTGACTTTATAGGAATATTTTCTTATATTGATAATATCAACGCTATATTTGTATCTATTTCGCAAGGATACAGGCGTTCGTTACAATAATCTCAAATAATATTAAGATTTTGTCATGGTTTGTGGATAACGGATTTTATGAAAAATTTCGCCCCATAATCATGCCAACGAGGCTCAAACGAGCCGCTTTGATAAGGATTTTTACGAATCATATCAAGCGAGAACTCGCGTTTGCGTTTTGCCCTCTTATCAAAATAATTACAACTTTAACGAGAAAGGGAAATGGTATGTCTACAACCATTGATCAAGCTTTTATTAAACAATTCGAGCGAGAAGTCCACGAAGCCTATCAGCGTCAAGGATCAAAGCTCAGAAATACTGTCCGTGTTATAAACCAAGTAAAAGGCGCATCAACCGTCTTTCAAAAAGTGGGTAAAGGCACTGCCTCTACGAAGTCTACCCATGGCATGGTGCCGATTATGAATCTTGAACATTCCAATGTTGAATGTGTCCTTCAAGATTTTTATGCAGGTGACTGGATTGACCGTCTGGATGAACTCAAAACCAATATCGATGAACGTCAAGTGATTGCGAGCGCTGGGGCGAATGCACTGGGTCGTAAAACGGATGAGATGATCATTGATGCTCTTGCCAACGCATCTGCCAATATAATCGGCGATTCAAATGTGGGTTTGACCAAAGACAAAGTGCTTGAGGCCTTTGAAACTTTTGGTGAACTTGATGTGCCTGATGATGGTCAGCGCTTTGCAGCGATTGGCTGGAAACAGTGGAGCGACTTGCTCAAAATCGAAGAATTCGTGAACGCGAATTATATCGGTGACGGGCCGCTTCCTTATACGTCAACGACACAGGCTAAAATGTGGCTAGGTACGATTTGGATTCCACATTCAGGGCTACCTGTTGATGGGAATGATGTGCGTTCTTGCTATTTCTATCACAAAACGGCGATTGGTCATGCGGTGGGCTCTGATGTTCAAACGGATGTGAGCTGGCACGGTGATCGCGCGGCGCATTTTGTGAACAACATGATGTCGCAAGGGGCGTGTCTAGTCGATGATTCAGGTGTTGTTGTCATTAACTGTGACGAAACACCTGACTAATCAATTTCTATAGAGTTTTATATAAAGGATATCGACCATGAGTTTGACACTTTCAGACCTAAGCGTTTTGGCATACGCCAACAACTTTACCCTGTGGCATTATAAAACCGAAGACAGCGCAGTTACTGGCGCCAATTACTTTGGTTTGGCCGCAGATATGATGAATGAGGGTGACCTCATCATCGCAAATATTGATACAGATGGCAGCCCATCGACACAATTTTACATTGTGACGAATGCGGCAAGCGGCAATGTATCCGTCGCGCTTTACGCTTAATTCCTCCCACGTAAACGCGGCGGCTTAAAAGCTAGAGCGCGTTATTGGCGACAATAACTGCATAAAGAAAAGCGCTGTCCGTTCCTGATATCGCCCCTGATGTCATAGGGCGCGCATGCTCGCTTATGCCGGCTTTTAAAAGACCCGTATCAATTGGCTGTTCTCCCTCGCCCGTCAAAGGGCGGGGGAGAATAGTTTTATCCCTAAAAAAAATAATTTTACAAAAAGGAATATTAAAATGGCTCTTAATGATATTGCGCTGTGTTCGCGCGCGCTGATACGACTAGGCGCGGCGCCGATTACTTCATTTAATGATGGCACAGCAGAATCTGAAATTGCGGGGGCGCTTTATGCGCCGATACGGGACGCCGTTTTATCGTCCTATCCATGGACATTTGCAAGCGGCGCATTAAATTTAACCCCGTTATCAACGCCGCCAAGCTCTGATTATTCAAAGGCTTTTCAATTGCCCAATGATTATTTACGCGCTATTTCGGCGGGATCATCGGTGCAAAGCCGCGGCGCGCGATACCGTATTTTCCGCGATCAGCTTCACAGCGATTACGAAATCATTATGCTGAGCTATATTTTCCGCCCCGATGAAGCAGAATTTCCGCCGTTTTTTGATATGGCGCTTATTGCACGTTTATCGGCAGAATTTTGTATTCCTGTAACGGAAAATACATCGCGCAGCGAAACGCTCTATCGTCTCGCCGAGCAAGAGCTTCAAAAAGCGCGCCAAATTGACGCGCAGCAAGACACCCCAAACCGTATCGAAAATTTCAACCTTATTGATGTGCGGGATTAATTGACATGACACGAATAAGACAGACAAAAACGAATTTTACATCAGGCGAAGTGTCGGATGACTTATTGGGACGGGGTGATTTGCGGGCCTATCAAAATGGTGCGCTGGCGCTTCGTAATTTATTTATCTTTCCGACAGGCGGCGTAACGCGCCGCGCCGGCCTTCGGTATATTGATACGGCGGCGGGTGATGGGCGCCTTATACCGTTTGAATTTAATACGCAGCAAACATATTTGCTTGTGCTTACCGCAAACCAGATTGCGGTTTATTTGGAGGGGGCGCTGGCACAGACACTTATTGCGCCGTGGCCTTTAAATGATATTAACCAAGTAACATGGACACAAAGTGCGGATACGTTGCTAATGGTGCATCCTGATTATAGCCCCAAACGTCTTATCCGCAATGCGCTGGGGCAGTTTGTATTAGAGGATTGGGTGTTTTTCACAGATGGTAATATTTCATACCAGCCATTTTATAAATTTGCCAAAAGTGATGTAACAATAACGCCAAGCGGTGTGAGCGGTAATATTACCCTCACAACCTCAACAAATATTTTTACCCCTTATCATGCGGGGACGCGCCTTCGTGTATCGGGCAAGCAGGTGGAGATTACAAGTTATGACTCGCCGACTGTTGTGAGCGTTACCGTGATCGAAGAGTTAGGAAATACGGACGCGACGATTGATTGGGAAGAACAGGCGTTTTCGCAGGCGCGGGGTTATCCCTCAAGCGTGGCGTTTCATCAGGATCGATTGGTGATTGGGGGATCAAGGGATCTACCCAACCGTCTTTGGTTTTCGCGCTCTGGTGATTTGTTTAATTTTGATTTGGGCACGGGCCTTGATGATGAGGCAATTGAGTTTGCGATTTTATCCGACCAAGTCAACGCAATACGCGGTATTTTTTCAGGCCGTCATTTGCAAGTGTTTACAAGCGGGGCGGAATGGATGGTGACGGGCGATCCGCTCACCCCTGAAACGGTGCAGTTAAACCGCCAAACCCGCGTGGGGTCAGTGATAGAGCGCTATATTCCGCCCGTCACGGTGGATGGTGCGACGTTATTTGTGGCGCGGAACAAAAAAGAAATGCGCGAGTTTCTTTATACGGATATCGAACAAGCGTATCAGGCAACAGACATTGCATTGCTTTCACGGCATATAATTAAAGAGCCGATTGATCAGGATTTTGATACCTCTCGGCGTTTGCTCTTTATTGTTCGTGAGGATGGGCGCTTTGCCACGCTCACGATGTACCGCGCCGAGCAAGTGGCGGCGTGGACGTTGCATGACACGCTGGGCAAAGTGCGCTCAGTTTCCGTGGTGGGTGACAATGTCTTTATGTTAATTGAACGTAATGGCAATTACCAAGTGGAATTGTTTGATGATGCGCTTAATTTAGACTCTGCGCTGGATGGTCAGGTGGCAATCCCAACAAGCACATGGTCGGGGTTAGATCATTTGGAAGGGCAGAGCGTGTCCATAATTGCCGATGGCGTCGTGCAAGATGATCAAAACGTTTTAAATGGTGCGGTGACTTTA